TGCGGATAATATGCATTTCTGGACTGTACTCACCGAGATCCCAGAGTATTTGCTTACATAGTTCACGATCTGCGTGTAGGTCTTCTGAATAAGCCAAAGGTGTGCCATCGGCCCACTTACTAATCGACTGGAAATCAATTTCATCCCCGACCACCAATACAGAATCAAACTTCTCACGCCTCGCTAACTTGATTACATTCTTTACAGCTGCTTCGTGATGATAGGGCACCTGTAGGTCAGATATTACTAGCCAACGCTTAATCGTCATCCTCATCAAAATCGTCAAGTGGATTCTTAATAGGATCTTTAATATCTACGATCCAGTCTGGATAACTTGACCTATCCATCGCAAACGCTAGAGCTGTGCCTTCATCCATTCCAGATTTACGGCAAGCCATATAAACCTCATTAGCTGCTATAGCCCAAAAGTCTAGTTTTGTAAGTACAGGCTCTTTAGTAGTCCTGCGCCTACGTGCAACCTTTTTCTTTGGTTTGCGTTTAGTTGCCATATTAAAATTATGACTTACTGATTAACATAAAGAGATCATCGACACGCTTCTCTAGCCGTGTTAATTGATCCTTCATACTAGAGCCACCATTCGGGCGTAACTCATTAAGCCAGCCTTTAACTAAGAAACGTAATCCTATTAGACCGCCTGATAGCACGGCCATAACGCCAGCGCCAAAGCCAGCCCATTCTGTAGGACTCATTTTTCATTAGCACCGATGCCATAGGCAATATCGGATTTATCTAAAGCCCTAGCTGCTGGCCCTGCGAGAGCTGCAATTACTACAGACAGCGCTGGGTCTAAACCTAATTCATTACTTGCCAAGAATGTTAAGAATGATACCAATACGCCACGTGCGTATGACTTTAGTATCGCCTTCTGTTTTTTGCTTATCTTCATATCTTGCCTCCTAGTAATGGGATGTCGAATGGTTTTCCATCGAGATCGCCTAGCTTTGTAAAACTACAGTGCAAATGTTTGGTGTGCGGATTTATGCCGTTGTATTTACGCCAGCGCCAACCTAATACCTTGCTGGCGATCTTTCCATTATAGATGACGTAAGATATACGTTTATCGGTTTTCGCAGCAATTCGGATCTGGTCAGCCAGATCAGCACTGACCCCATCGGATGCACAAAGGCGAGCATCAATATCAACTGCTCTGACCCACCCAAGTTTGTCTGGATTATGATCCGATTTTCTGGCGGCGTGACGGCTATCGCCCACCCACCCATCACTGGCAGTACGCCTATCTGGAAACCAGGTATCAACTTGATCTCTTAACTGCACACCAGCTGCACATAGTTTAGGTTTCATCGGCACAATTCCTAAAGATTATGCTAAAGACCGAGAGCCTGTAAATCCTCAACAGTTAAACCAAGGGCTGCAAGTTTGGCCTGTGCTGCTGATTTAGATTGAGCCTTTGCTTGAATTTCGGTTTCCTGTGCTGACTGATAAGCAACCCAACCTGCTTCAATTTCTGTTTCGGTAGGTTTAGTTTGAGTTTCATCCAACCATTCTAATTCTTCATCACTCAATTTCCATTCAGCATTTGGTTTAATGAATGACAAAGATTTGGCAATTTTTGTGTGATTGTTTATGGTTTCCATTATGCACCTATCTCTAATAATGTAATGCTTGACGGTGTGTTTCCAGCCTGTGCCTTAGCGGTAAGAGAATTTGCTCTTACTCTAAATTGAGTTTTGTAAGTTGTTGATGATGTGGTTGCAGGAGAATCATAATATGCCAATGACATTAAAGCACCAATTTGCAAACCTGTTCCAGATGGTTGATATAATGCAGGTGCATTAGTAGTTTCCCAAATATCTGTTGCACCTCTAACTAATTTATGACCTGCCCAAACATCATTAGTAGTATTATTATTTTCAATGTAAATTACTTGATTAACCAAAATAAGGATTTTACTAGTATTTAAAGTTGGTGTAATAGAAGCGGTCAAATCTGTATCAACAAAACTTGTAGATGTTGTGCTTGTTATTGTTGAGTATGTTGCATTTACTACCTGCAACACTTTCCCACCACCAGCAGGCGCAGCCCACTTTAAGCCTGTTGCCGTAGAAGAATCAACCTGCAAAGTGTGTCCATTAGTGCCACCTACTGCTAGGCGTGCAAAGGTGTCTGCACCAGTACCAGCAATTAAATCACCCTTAGCATCAATAGCTGTAGCCATAGAGTTTGTAACTGTAACTGTGCCAGAAGTGCCACCACCTGAAATACCTACGCCAGCGGTAACGCCTTCAATATCACCAGTAGCACCCGATGCAACCCAGGCTGCGCCATCGTAATACCATAAACTATTAGTGTCTTTAGTAAATGCAAAGTTACCTTCTGCTGGTGCCGTCACAGCTGCATCTCTAGCAGCGTTGCTAGCAAACACCCAGATACCTTGCATTAAGTAGCCATCAACATCGGCAGCGGTTAATACCTCGCCTGTTGTAAAGTCCTTAAATCCTAATCCAGCGGCCATTATTTCTCCTTAGTAACTAAGCACATTATAGTCTAAAGTGCCATAGATATTGTTATTTAAAATTAGAGAATCCAGCACGGGTTCTAAAGTCGTGAAGACCACTCTAAAGCTGTTGGGTGTTATTACGTTTTGCACGCCAAATATCTGCAAAGTCTTATCCAGAGTAGATCCACCTGGCTGGGTAGTAACCACCCTAATGGGGTCAAAAAAATCTAAATCTAGGGCTGCAATTATGCCTGCGTTGTAGTTAGGCGTGTATAAGTCTAACTCGATAGAATCGCATCGCACACTGGTCTCGGCTCTACTAGCTGTATAAGCCTGTGCATAATCTAGGGCTACGGCATCGGTCTGCATTAGTAGGTCTTGGATCTGATAACTATGAATAAAGTATTTATCTATTGAGGCTTGGTTGATAGCGGTCTGTGGCGTGCCACCTGTCCTAGTAACAGTAGATGAGTTAAAGATTAGGGTATCGTCTAATTTCCAGTTGGCGTTAGCGTATGGAATGCCTGTGCCATTATCATTAAAGGTAGTTACTGTGCCGCCTATTGAGCCAGCGGTTACAGCTCTATCTTGAAATACAAACTCACCATTAGCATCTACATAGAATGCCCCATATTCTGACTGGGCTACAGTTTGCAAGGCGCCTAGTGAAGTGCGTAATGTGCCTGGATCATTTTGCAGCGTAGTCAGACCTGCATCAATATCACGCATAGTTGCTGGCCAGGATATGGAATCCAAAATATTATTAATTCTTGCGCCACTTAATTGTCCACTGCTAGCACCTGCCACAGTAGTTATCTGCGCATTTTGAGCAAGCCTAAACGCATCTACAGCTTGTATGGTTGTGTATGCCACCTCTGTAGCATCTTTAGGTTGAGTGTTAACGTAGCTTGTAATAAATCCTGAAAATATAGGATAAGTGGTTGCTCCATAAGTAGCAGTTATTTGTACTTTTTTCATAGGTGTTAAAAATGGACTATAAGGACTTAGTGGGTTAGTTGGGTTAAAATCCCCATTCTGATCTACTATGCGTAAAGTTAATTGACCTGTTTGAAATTGATCGTATAAAGGGTTGCGGCCTCTGGTGGTTTGTATAAAGTTAATTTGATCTGACACATCAACAATAATGGCTGCTGAATCAGCTAATACATTTACATCTAATAAGCCACTATCTAAAATCATCGCCTGAGCAAAGGCTGGCCCTGTCGAGAAGTTAACATAGGCGTTTACTACTGGAACTGTCATTGAAACGCTATCGATCCAGCAGGAATTAATGATCCATTACCTAGTTTAGTAATGTTACCTAAAGCATCTTGAATATAGGTAGTCAAATCTTGATTAGTGCTTAATACTGCGCCTGTGTTGACTGTGACGTCTATGTTAGTGGTGCCTTGATTTGTTGGCGTTGTGCTTGGATTGTATATGTCATTTAATGGATAAGCATATCGGCCAGTGCCAGCAGCAAACCCAGCAGCTTCAGCTGACAACCTTACAGAAGAAGCAGCTAATGACATAGCCGATGCAAGGTCTGATCCACCCTTAACAA